GGCTACTCAACCGCGTGCCGGTTGCGTGCGGGACAATCCAGCCACGTTGCAGTGCCATTGCCCAGAAAGCTGCCCACCCTTGGCAGACAGGCTTCTGCCCCTTGTGCAGCCACCCGCCCCACGTCCCGCGAATACCCAAGTGGTCTGCCAGTGCTTTTGCAAGTGCTGTCTGTGATGTTGTCATTGCTTGTGATTCCTTGAAAGTGCAGGCACCGACCAAGTCCCGTCCGGTGCCCGCTGGTTCTATCGGGCTTGCCTGTTCAGTTGTTCTTCCATCTGTCAATCATTCGCTTGCATCCCGCCAGCGTGTCAAGTGCCTCAACTGGTTCAAGGATTGAAACACCGTCCCACCCGCTGCGCTGCTCGTATACGATCCAATCGCCGTTCCAGTCGCGAGCGATACGGTAACCGCGATACTCGTACTCGCCTGTTGAAAGCCGCTTTGCTGTTGCTGTTGCTGTCATCGTTCCGACCTTTCATAGTTGGTTTCGTTGTTCGGCGTTCATGCCTCGCATGTAGGGAAGATATCGTCAGTCTGCCGACGAGTCTACAATAATCCCGGAGGATTCTCGACATTTTGGCGAAATAGCCCCGAGACCGCAGGAAACACTGAGTTCTCCGCAGTCCCGGGGCCGGGGGATTTGCTGAATTTGAGTGCTACGGCACCCCACCCACCGCAGTTCCCGGTGTCACCAATGAACCATCGGTCAACATGATCTGCAGCAGGCTTGCCCCGCTGTCCGTGAACAGGCGGGCTGTTGTATCTGCACCTGTTGCGGCCGCTCCGGTGTCCTCAATGTAGAGCTGAATCGGTGACGTTGTGCCCCAGCTCGCCACGCCCTGCAGTTCGGCAATCACGCTGGTCAGGTCAAACTGAATCACCCCGCCGCTACTACGTGTGGTCGCTTCGGCATAGGCTGTTGTTTTGGTCAGTGCCTGCAGTGCTGACAGGCTGGTCACGCTGCTGGCCTGACTGGTTGCGTATTCGAGCCCGTACACCCTGAGCGTGCGGCCTGATACCCTTGCAGACTGTGCGAGGACGACCGTTGACGAGTCCACGGATGCCGCTGCGGTCAGGTTGCTGTCACCGGTCGTCAGGTAGGCTGCGTATTCATACGTTGACGATCCAGCATCGCTGAAACCAACCACAGCCCGTGCCAGTGTCGTGACGCCCGTATCGGCACCGCCGTTGCCGCTGTAGGCTGATTTAGTCAACGTCTCGTCAAACGCACCGCCCGGACCCTCTTGATACCAGAACGTCACCGTGCCCGTGCCCGTGCGAATGTACAACTTCATTCCTGCCGATGGTGCCTGCAGCGTGTATGCACCCGCGCCAATCTCACCGCCGCCTGCTGTTGATGGCGGGTCGGTAAATGCCCACCGGATAGCCACGGTGCCAGTGCCGGACACAACAAACGTTGCAGTGTCGAATCCTGCCCAACTGTCGGCAGTCCACCAAGTCGAGGTTATCGTCTGCGTTGCCATTACACTGGACCCAATGTCAGGGATGAAGGGAATCGCGGAATGTACTCGGAATCGCTTGTGGGAAATGCCGTGGAGCCATTCCAGTACACATTACCGCCAACAACAATGGCCACCGGAACAAACGTGGTTGATGTTGTGGGGCTCCACACGCCCGGGGTAAATGATAGCCCCGGCTCTGTGTACATTGCGTCGTAGTCAAGCGAGTCCTGCGGCCAGTAGACGCACTGCACGTCGTTTGACGATGCCGGGTACGTGGCGTCGTAGATCTGCAGGGTAATGACCGGGATTTCCACGCCGTAGACAAAGAAGATTTCGTGACGGCCGCCCGTCACCGGTTTTCTCACAACGTCGTGTGTGTCGTATTCTTCGAGTGTCCAACCGCTGCCGGTTGCAATGTCAACAGTGCTGGCGCCGTCTGGCCCGTTGTTGGCAAACGTTACGCGGTAGGTCGTGCTCGCGCTAATGTTCTGCGTGTAGTTGGCTTGGTACAGCTCGATTGGTTGCCCGAAATTGGCGTACTCACACCAAAGGATCTGCCACGGGTTACCATTCACAGGCTCAGCGCCGGGATCGCTGGGCAACTCGCCCGTGCCGGGTAGCCCAGGTGCCCCGGGGAAAGGGTTTTCCGTTAGCGTTAGCTTCAGCCAGTAGTCAACGGCAACCGTCTGCTCGTTGTATTGACTGCTCGCCACTCTGACGGGGTCGGCAGTGCCGTGCCCGATGTCCTGAGCATTGCTGAAATTTGCCTCCTCACCAATCTTCCAGCCAAACGCACTGCCCTGCGTTGTTGGGCTTAGTGACCGAATCCCTGTAACATCACTGCCGCCGATCAACACGCGGTAATGCGTCACCTCAACAGTCAACAGGTAGTCGTACCACGAATCCAGATAGATACTGTACCCCGGTTGCCAGAATAGCCCCATCGGCCATCGGATGCCGCGCATTGTCATCGGCCACAAGTGCGAATTGCTGCCCAGCGTCGTAGAACTCGGGGCGGTCGGAAACAGGTACTTGAATTGATCCGGAAACCATCGGTAGGAGCCTGCAGGGTCGCCGAATTGCCTAGGCGTTTGACTCCACTTGCCGTGGTACGCTTCGCCGAAACTGTCGGCCTTGATTCGCATTGGATGCAACTTCAGTTCCCAATACGAATTCCCCGCCCCGTTGGTGCCTGTGGGTGTGCTTGTTGGGTCCCACGTGACGCAGTAGCCGTTCTCCGGCACGCCGCCGGGCTTTGGCTCGAAGCTTCCGTTGTAGCCCCAATTGCTCAGGCGTGAAAAGTCGAAGTCGGTGTTTGTCCACGCGGTGTTCTCGCCAAGGCTTTCAGTCGCCTGCGGTCCTTCAAAACGTGCCCACCGATAGATCGGGTCAGTCAGTGCAGGAGCACACAGACAACACCTGCCAATCATGGTCATGGCGTGCCCCTATTCACAGTCCGCTGCGGTCGGTTGCCATTCGCCATCAATCCAGCCCACGCGCAAAATTTGCCCGGATGCAAAGCTCAGATTCTCGAATCGGTTGGTCACTTCAACGTTTCGCCCTGAGTCCTCGTAATCGCCGCTGCTGTTCTTCTGCCACACGCTCAGGGTTGCAGTTCCCGGGCTGGTCGCAAACGATGTCGCCGCCGCCAGTGCTCCGTCAAGCTTGCCTGTCAGTTGCCGCTGCCCACCACGCCACCGCCCACGCTCGCTGCCCGGGTTGCGATACTCGCCGAGCACTTGCCGCACCACCTGGCGTAGTTGTGCGAGTGCTTCACCGCTCAGAAGATAACCGCTCATGATAGGGGCAGACTGCTGAAGGCTCTGGTCTTGTAAACGCTGAACGTCTTGAATACCGCGTTTGCTGGCGTCGGGTTTGACAGCAGGCCGCCGCTGCCGTCCAGCAGTGCCGGTGTTGTTGGCTCTGTGCCATCGTCCAGGCTGATTGCTATTCGCTTCGTGCTGTCGCCGGGGTCAATCCTGCGAAACCCAGCGTCAAGGATGTCCATTGTCCATCCGTCGCGCTGCAGGTGCATTGTGAACGTTACCTGTCTGAATGTCGTACCGTTGCGGATATCCTCCTGCCCCACGCTCACCCGCTGCATTTTCGCAGTGCCGATCGCGATGGTTACACCATCGACGGTAAACTGGTCGCTGTTGACAGCGTCTTGATAGTCCAGGATCCACGTAGGAACGGCAGTCAGGTTTTTCTGCACGCTGACCACGCGCCGCGAATCGTCAATCATCGGTGGCGGGTCGAAAAAATCGCCTGCTGAATTTACTACCGCGTCGCCGGTGTTGTCCTGTATCAACGGCCTCTGGAACTGCTCAGAGTCCCACGTAATGACAGCCGGATCGCTCGTAGGCGTTTCGCTCAGCTCCCGCTCACTGCTGTAGTTGGCCGTCACGACCCAGCCCGCAAACGGTGCGTCATTCTCGACCGTCAACTCACGGCACCACGCAGATGCGTCTTCAGGGTGCACGCTGCCGATACGTGGCAGGCTTGCGTGGCTGCCGATTGCGTAGGGTCCATCGTTTTTGTTGTCGGTGATTAGCCTGAATTGCCGTTGATAGGTTCGGATGCCGAGGGAGTTTTTACCCTGCCGCCCACCTGGTATCTCGTTCTTAAACGTGATTGTCATACAGCACCAGCCTCCTCAATCTCGACAGGCTTTTTCTTGTTCAGCTTTTGCAGTTCTGCTACCACGGCCTTCCGCATCTGGTCAATGTGTGCAACCTGCGGGTCTTTCTGGCCCATCGCCTGCACGATTGCAGAAAACGCTTCAGCGCTGCCGCGCTGCATCGCACCTGCGGTCTGCTGTCGCTTTTGCTGCTGCCCAGTGTCTTCGGTTGGGGATAGCTTTGCTATCGCCTCCTCCATCTGCTGTGCAGTCAGTAGCCCGAGGTCGTGCAACTCTTGTATTCTGGCAACCTGGTCTGCCCGCAGTTGCTCGTCTGTTTTCAGACTCTGGATAATTGCCGCCGCGTCAGTCTGCGCGTCACGCATCAGCGCGTTCTGCTCCTCCTGCTGCCGGAGTATGCGGTCGCGCTTTGCAATCTCCTGCTCAAGGATTGCAAGGGTTGATTCATCAACGCCGAACTCTGCCATACGTGCTAGTTTCTGACTGGTCTCTGTCGCGTTGCCCTGCAGGATGTCTAGCTCAGCCTGCACTTCTGCCAGCGCGTCCGTGTAGCCGCTTGCGTGCTGTCGGAATCGCTCCACATCGGCGCCAATGTTGGCAGCCATGCCGGTGTATTTCTGCAGCCGCTTTAGATTGCTCTCGAACTCCAGCATCTGGTCAGACGCTGCTTTTGCTGGCGGTCGGATATCCTCCAACTGCCTCAGCGTTACGCCCAGCCAGTCTGGCACCTGCTTTGCGGCCGCCGCTGCCGTGTCCATTGCTCCCGCAAGGTCGTCTGCATCATCTGTCAGATTGCCAATAGCGGCGCTGGTGCGCGTGCTGACGTCGCTGGTGTCGTCCAGTGCCAAATTGATTGCAGCCACCGCCCCCACTGTGACGCCTACGGCTGCGGCAACCTGCAGGAATCCTGCCGGGCTGGTAACCATTTTCGCAAATGCAGCCGCCGCCGCATACGCCTTTGTCCGTGCCGACAACAGCAGCATCGCTGCGGAAAACACGCCGACACCCGCAGCGGTCACACCAATCACACGAATCAGATTTTGATTCTCGCCAACGAACCCCGCCATAGCCGTAAGTGCTGCTGTAACCGCTGGCGCGAACATTGCACCAAACCGCACAGTAGCCGCTGTCAGCGCCGTGCTCATGTCGTCCATTGCATCAGTAACCGCTGCGGCACTGTCTGCAGTCTGCTGGTCAAACACTGTACCGAGGTGTTGCGCTTTTGCGGTTAGCCTGTCAATCTCAGCGCTGCCACCCTTGAGCATTGGCAGCAGTTCGCGTCCACTGCGGCCGAATATCTGCTGTGCTGCAGCGCCTTGCAATAACGGGTCTTCGATGCCTGCAATTGCATCAGCCAACACCCTGTAAGACTGCTCCGGCGATAGCCCTGCAAGGTCGTCCAGTTCTAGTCCCATCATCTGCATTGCGTCAACGGCTGTTGCAGACCCTCGCCGCAGATCGTTGGTAAACCGTGCTAGCCCTGCGAATGACTTTGCGACCGCCTCAACGCTTGCGCCGCTCTGCCCGGCTGCGTAGTTCAACGCGCTCAACGCCTCAACGGCAACGCCTGTTCGCAGTGAGTTTTTCTGCAGCTCATCGCCAAACGCAGCGAACTTGTAAACGGCACCAGCCACCGCCGCGCCTGCCGCTGCAGCAAACGCTGCCATATGCTGCGTTGCCTGCTGCATGCCCTTGTCAAAATCGCTCTTGTTGGCACGCAAGTTGACAACTAAATCGCCGAGACTAGCCACGCTTTGCCCCCATGCTTAACAGTAACGCAGATAAGGCCCGCGAATTATCATCCTTTGGCTTTGGCTTCTCTCGCCAGTGCGTGAAATGCCACGGCCCCAACTCCACGCCCTCCACGTCTTTTGCGCCGAGATACGCGGCAATCAACCCGCCAATCATTGCCAGCACGTCATGCGTACCTGCGTCGCTGATTGGCTCAATTTGGTCATATGCTCGCCACTCCGCCAACTGCTGCGGCGTCATGGATTCAAGCATTCCATCAACGTCTGTCGTGTGTGCAACATTTGCGGCCAGACGCAGGGCAAACAGCCGCCCCGCGTCCTGCCTTAGTTTTTTTCAAACGCCGCTGCATCCTCCCCGGTAATACCGATTAGACGCAGCGCTGTGTTCACGATTCGTTCAATCATTCCCGCTGGCAACTCACCCAACTGCTGCAGGTCGTCACGCGTAAACAGCGGTGCGCCCTGCTCGTCACGCACGCACGCCACTACCAGCCGTTCGCGCACGATTTCTGCAAGCTTGTTTGGCTTGCCGTTGGTTTGCTGCTCAGATTGAAATGCGGTCCACTCGCGTGCGGTTAATGGCCACACCAGCACGCTTTCGCCCTCGCCTAGCTCTGGCATGTTCACCGCAACTGGCTTTGACTGTTTCGCGCTTAGAAACTTTGCTCTGTCCATGACTCCCCCGAATCATTTTGATGTGCTTGCCGGTATTCCTCGCGGTCCTCCGGCTCGATCCCCTCCGCCAGCATCTGACGGCTTAGCAGCACCTGCTGCCGATTAGTTTCCCATCCCGCGCAGGCTTGCTCTGCCTCGTCGTCTGCTGGCTCTGCGTCGCCATTACCGACAAGCAGCACGGCCGCCCGTTCTGGCACGTCGATAATTGCACCACGCAGCCAGAAACGCCTGCCGCCTTGCTCCGTCATCTGTTCAGAATCGGGAGCATTTGCGGCAACGCCTAAATCATCACGTATCAGCCGGATCTGCATTAGTCAGCCAATCAGGTTGAGTAGGCAAACAACTGGTCGAGCTTCAGACTCAGGTCTGCCTTCAACCCGTCGTTCATTGCCCCAGTGAAACCAAACCCAACACCAGCAGCGGTAAAGGTGCAATTGGTGGCACCTGCGTCTGCGAAGGTGATATCGAAATTGCATTCTGCAGGCGTGGTAACCAGATCGGTCAACGCTTGATGCCCAGCAAGCGCCGGGTCATAGAAAATACTGAAATCAACGCTGCCGCCTTCGCTGTAGCCAGTCTGGCTATATTCTTTTCCGGCACCGCTGGTGTCGATGGTGGTGGCGTCAAATGTTTCCGACTCAGCACCGCTGTGCGAAAACTCCGTGATCTGTGCAACGGCAGTCAGCACCGTGGCAATTTCCTGCTTGATTACCGTGCCTTTGACTTTCACTTTTGCCATTGCTCAGCTCCTTATCAACTGTCTGGCGATTTCTTTGTCAAACTGTTTTTTTGCACGCTTCTGCATGGCCTGCTGGGCTCGCGGCCCCGCCCGCCGTGCTGCACGCATTGCAAGCCCCATCGCAAAGCCTGGCATCTTTCCACGGTCGCTGCCGTCAGACGTTGCCCGGATTGCTGTACCCCTGATCCACCAGTGCACGTTCGGTGCACCGATACCAACGCCGCCCCTGCTCGGCGTGTTGTTTTTTGGCTGCTTGCTCCTGCCCTTGCCAACATGCACACCGACCTTGGCAGTAACTCGCCTTGTTCCCTTTACTAGCCCCCGTATAGCCTTGCGGCCCTCCTTCACCTTGCCCGGCAACTCGCTCCGCATTTCCCGTGCAATTTCATTGATTGCCGCCCGTAATGCCGCCTTCAGAATCCGCCGCCCGCCTGTGTCTTTCAGTGACTCAAGCTTTCTGCGAATCTCCTCCATGCCCTCCACTGTAAACGTGTCAGCCATACCGCATTTCCTCCCCGCGCACGTCAAACCCGTTCGGCGTGGTGACGTCAAACGCACTGCTGCCGTCCTTGCGGGTTTTGATGCGGTATTGAGTTTTCGCGGTGTCGCTCCAGTCCCACGGCGATTGGCCGTAGTCCATTGACTCGACGGTGTAGGTGTAGGTCACGCCATTGACAGTCCGCGCGATGATGTCGCCAACTGCAGGCGTGCCCAACGTGTAGGATGCAACCGGGATCAGCCAATCAGCAAAATCCACGGTTGCCTCCGTATTCTCACCCAGCGTGCCTTTCTGCGTCGTTCCCTGAATTGCGTTGCTCACTGTGATCGTGGTTGCGCCGCGCGAAACGGTGACGGGTACACCCGCCGCCGTCCGCGTCAGTGCTAATCCTGCAGTGATTGCTGACTCAAGGAGTGACACAATCCGGCCTCATCAGGTTTCGAGTGCTTCAGTGCTTAGAATCGCATCGGTGACGATGATCGGCACGCCAAACGACTCCTGCGGGAATGGTGCCGGTGCGCCGGTGGCATTGGTTGCAGTTCGGGAGACCTGCAACTGCTTCAGGCTGCGGCGATTCATGCACAGCACGGTCGGTTGTCGTCCTGCTGGGAACTGGCTGAGCAGGTCCGCAATCAGATCGTCAGTCAAGCCCTTACCGCTGTCTGCGGTCAGGTTTGCAATGCGGCCGATGCTGTAAGCTCCGCCCATCTGCAGCCCGAGCCAAACAGAGGCAGGCGTCCAGTACGCCGGGTAATAACCCGTTGTGCCTGCAACGCGCTGAATCGTGGTCTCGCCAATCTGGATTTCTGGCTGCGTAATCATTGCCACATCGTCAACGCCGAGCCTCACGGCGTACACGCTGGATGCCGTGGCAGCGGTTGTGCCGCCTGCGTCAATCACCATCGTGTCAGCCAGCGCGTCGAGGTAGGCGCTGTTGAGGAAGCCGCTGAACCCGGCAGCGTCGCCGCCAGTGCCGGTGCCATAGAACACTTGCTGCTCAGCCTTGAACAGGATTGCGGCCAGATGCCGTGCACCCTCGCGGGCAATCACCTGCTCTGGCGTGCTCTGGCTGTCGCCCTCAGCAGATGCGATGTCAACCGAAAAGCCGAAATCGGCAATCTTCAGATTGACGGTCACCACGGTGTCTTCACTGTGGTCGTTTTCGCGTCCGTCGTTCTCGCTGCGGAAACCAACGCTGGGAGCGCCGGTAATCTTGCGGTACTTGTGGACCGTGTTGCTGCCACTGGGGCTGATTCGCGGCATTCTCGCCACCACGGGCGAATCCTGCAGCAGGTCGCTCGTGCTGGTCTGCGCGACATCAAACGCGCCTGCAACCAGATCCGCAACGGTCAAAAAATCGTTAGCCATCGGTCAACACTCCTCAGTTGCGGCTCGCGCCATTGATACGGATGCGGCCCTGGAATCCCTCCGACAGGTTACGCGCCTGCCGCTTTTGCTCGCCTGTGTCGTCGCCAAACTGTTCGGGCTCATCCTCCCCCAGGTCGACGGCTGCGATTCGCGCTGCAAGCTCGTCACGCTCTGCGGTCAGGCTTTCCACCTGCCCACGCAACGCGGCCAACTGCAGGGCTTGGCAATCTTCAAAACTCTTTCCAGCCGCAAACCACTCGCCACCCTGCTGGCCGAATGCGGTAAGGTACCGCTGCAATTCGGCCGCGAAGTCCTCGCGAGTGACCTGCGGAGTTGCCGGAACTTCCGGCTGTTCAACGGCGTCTGCCATTGGTTCACCCTCCTGAATCAGGTTGAGGTTGTGACGAGACAAGAAACGCGACACGGCCGCGCGGATGCGGTCCCCGTCTACGCTCAACGCCTGCAATGTTGGCCGCTCGTCCGACAGACCAAAGGCGAATGAGAAAAGCCGCTCTGCGTCCTGTGCAACCTGCTGTTCGCGATGAAACAGCCCGTCAGGATTAGCAGCCGGTGAATCCACAACGTCAGCCGCTCGCAGTTGCTGCAGGCGTGCGTGTGGGTGGTTGTTTTTGTTGTCCTCGTCCGGGCTCACGAATCGGCCGCCCTGTGTGTTCTCCAGCCTGTGCAGTTCGCTGGCTGCTGCGTCGTGATCAAACACAATGCTGATGCCGAAATCCTCCGGCGCGTCCTCAGCCAACTGCATGACGTATTCGGCAAGATTGCCGTCTGGCGTTTTGGTTGCAGACTCCTGAAAGTGCAGGTCACCAACAACACGGTCGCCCTCGGTGCGCAGGTTGTGAACCTTGCCGAGGTACGTGCCAAGCCCGTCTGAACTCAGCCCAGGGTGAGTGAAGCGGGCTTTGAGTCCGGTGTTTTTTGCATTGCCTGCGGCAGTCACATCACTGAGGAAATCAGCGTCCACCCATAGGTCATGCCCGAGGGCTTCCCCGCGTGTGATGATTGACGCGCCGTTGATAACGCCAAACCCGTACATGCCGCCGTCACGGTCAATCTCGCTGGCGTTTGCTGTTGCTGTGCGTGCCCGAAAATACTTCAGTGGCAACTCAATTACGCTCATGCTCTGCCCCTCGTGTTGCGGTCTTGCACGTCTTCTGCCACGGTCTCAACCGGCTGCATGACGTAGTTAAGCGGGACGCCCTTTGACGCTGCGTAATCGCGAGCACGTGCAATGGCGTCGATGTTTTCC